ACAAAGAAAATTAACATATCATTATTTTCAAATTTCCTTTCCCGCACCTTCTCCCCCCCCCCTCAAGATTTGATTTTTTTTTTTTTTTTTTTTTTTTACACTAACAAACCCACTGGGCATACTCAGAGTTGAGGTGGTCGATCCCAAATCGAAAATCAAAAATACACTCACTAACTCGATCCAACAACCATCTCCAGTAAATCAAATACCGCTTGCAAACTACCAAAAATCATGTTATAATTCACAGAGTTAAATGGAGGTCACCAATGCCCAGAAAGATCAGCGGCCGAGTTAATGTTGCTCGTAAGATATTGCTCGATGCTTCGCAAAAGGCTCTCGAGACAGGTGAGTACGAGATCAGCTTACAGTGTCGAACGAAGAATGATGCGTTTAACTTGAGACAAAGCTGTTATTCATTCCAGCGAATGTGGGCGACAGCAATCACCGAGCAAGCCGAAGCTGACGGGCTTGATCCTGAGATAGTGCTCAATGAAACAACGCTGAAGGCTTCGTGGCCAAGCGCTTCAATCAGTTATGAGTGCATTCAAGGTGTTCATTGGTTAGTCATTTCATTCAAACGACTCTCAAGCGACCCGAGTTGGGATGATCTCTTTAAGGAAAAGATGATAGCGGGGCCGCCGCCGAGGCCCAAATCCACACGACTTAATGGGGAGGAAATCTATAAGCTTTTGGAGGAAAAATGAGTGAGCTACAAAAGATTATTGATGAGGCCCGCAAAAATGGCTCGATCACATTCGAGACTGATGATTACGAGCGTGATCGAAGTAAGTTATATCGACTGTTACAAGCTGAACAAAAAGGTCCACAACTCCCATTATTCCCACTCAAACCACTGGGTATCAAGACAAACAAAGAACGCTCGCGAATAACAGTTGCCATTAAAGAAGAGAAGATTAAGATTGTTGCAGTTAAATCAAATACAGATGAAAAACCAACAGCTGTTATTCCAGTTAAGAAGCGAAAGAAAGAGCCTCGATGGATCGAGCGTTGGCGGGAAGATATTGTTAAGGCCGAAGAAAATCCACAGTTTCATAAAGATAATCCAGCATGTCGTGATGCTTGGGAATACTTTGATTCGCTCAAGTTTGTTATGGATCTCTATATGGAAGAAGAGGATGATGAGCTTGAATCAGCAATTAGAGACACTTATGAGAACTTTACAAAGCATTTGTTCACTTACTTCGGAAAGTATGTTGATAAGGAACTGAAGGCGATTGAACAAGCAACACTCACAGATAAGATTATACTTAATGTTAAACGAAGAGGAGAGTTAAGTCCTGAGAGTACGAATGCTGAGGAGAGGCGCGAGCTGAAATATTTGCTTGATGAACACGAGCGCTTGCTAAAACTCAAGGATGAGGAAGATTCGAGAAAGGATTTATTCTGATGGACGATGAACTTGACTACATCATCATCAAGTTCGATCTCGAGACCATGCAACTCGAAGTGGAGTCCAGTGTCAGCAAGCTGACAGCAAAGTTCATTCTCGGGCAAATCCTTACCGCTCTCAGGGATGAAGATGACGGTGCTGATATGGCTTCATAAACCGTTTATCTAGCCATACCGAGTGTGCGATACACGAGATTGTTGACAGTAGTCTTTTTATGTGATACCATGTTTTTACCGACTCGAAGAGTCGGGCTTGAAACCACATGGAGAAGACAATGTTTAAGCTCGATGCTGACTTAGTAGAGACAATCGACGGCGATCTCGGTTTGGAGTCACTCCCACGCGAAACCCTCGTTGCTTTCTGTAGGGAGCTTGGAATCCTTCCCGCTGGATCACGCGGCCTCATCGCTGCCCGCCTCCGCAAGATGTATCAAGAGACGGGAGTCGCACAGTGAACAAGATCGTTCAATACTCAGCTAACGCGAACCGTAAAGTGCGTGGGACAGATGTTAAGAAGGGCGATCAACTCTTCGCGATCCAAGACATCGACACCCGCCTCTTCTTCATCTGGGCCTACACAAGTCGAGAGATGGCCGAGATGATCTCGAAGAGGGTTTCGCCGCAGTCCGAGGCTGATCGTCAAGCTAATTGGCGGCGGTACTTGGTTCAGCTCACTCCAACCGACACGAAGGTTAAGTAAGATGATCACCAAAGAACAGGCACGCTCGCTTGCCATCTGCTACAACGCCTATCATGAAGAGTGCGAGAAAGATAATGCACTTGGAATGCGGGTGTGGGCTCGATTGCTCATTGAGTCTCAAATTGAGACCGGAGTTGACTTGATGTCATCTGAGTTGCTCCAGCGCCACGCCGCTTACAAGAAGAGGGTCGCATGAAGCCCGCACCTGAGTTCACCTTCGATAATCCAAACTGTCATCAGCAAGCTAAAGCTGAGTGGGAAGCCCACAGCGCCGGTCGTGAATACTCGATCGTACCACAGGGTTGGCAGCCCTGTGGAGACCGGCCCAAGGCCCTCGAATGCTGGGAGGAGGACCGATGAAGCCCGCCACGTTGTTCACTGTGTGGACGCCCGATGAAGTAGCTGAGTGCTTGGAAGGCGTTGGTAATACAGCGCTTTACACGAAGCTGTGGTCCTTCGTTCCTGACTATAAGAAGCGCCCAGCTGATGCTGAGTGTCCACCCGATCCAGGCACCAACGCTTTGTCAGACTTTTGGCGTCGCCTTTCACCCACTGAGCAAGCCCTGCTCAACATCCTCGCTGAACGACAGGAGAAACAGTATGGCCACGGCTAACTTAGATCACGAAGACGGTCAGCAAGCTGACTGCGACTGCTGTGGTCGCAAGCGGCAGCTCAGCCGAGTCTGGTTCTGTGGGATGGAAACTTGGGCCTGCGCGGAATGCAGGCATGAAGAGCCAGCTCTAAACTGTGGAGGTGAAGATGACTAAGTATGGAGTCTGGTGTCAAGTGTGGGGTGGGGTCACTGGACCCCGCTCCTCTTGGCTTAAGAGCGATGGCAAGCGTTTTGAAACAGAGAACGAAGAGGAGGCCGCCTTCATCGCGACCAAGCTAACCAAAGATCGAGCTAACCATCCACGTGCTTCATTCCTCTACACCCCACAAGCAATCGGAGAACACTTCAATGGCCTATGAGACAAAGAGCGAGGCACTCGAGACCGTCGTTGCAACAGCTCATCAAGAGCTGGTTGACATCGGGACTGAGATGCAAGACGACTTCGACGAGAAAGGCGAGCGTTGGCAAGAGGGCGATAAAGGGCAGGAGATGCTGGCTGCGGCTGAGGTGTTCGCCAGCCTTGACTACCCTGAGCCGCCCGACGCACTTAAGAGCAACACTATCGAGTGGCCTCGCACTATCTACAAGAACCCAACGAGGGCGCAGCGAGTCGAGATCTGCGTGACTGCCCTGCGTTCAGTCATTGAGGCCCTTGGTCACGATGAAGAAAACGAGGAAACCAAGAGCTTCGTTGAGGCGCTCGAACAGCTCGCTGATGATGCTGAGTCAGTCGAGCCGATCGGCCGATGAGAGACGGCTTAATACAGTTGGGGGCGGTGCTCTTGTGGAGCACTGCTCTCACTCTCACTATCTGGGATGCCTTCGGCGGGTTCACACTTGCCGTTTGCATCTCAGTCGTTCTCACCGTCACACTCATTATCACACTGTTATCATCGGGAGATGAATTCTAATGGAGACTTTCAACGTCGTCTGTATCGTTCCAGTCAATCACTTGACTGACGTACTTAAGCGGCTCGAGTCACTCAAGATACCTTACAACGTCGAGCTTCGACGCACAGTCCGAAAGCCCAACGAGCCGCGAACAGTGAACGGAGTGACCAACAAGGACTTCATTCTTGATCGCCTCTCCAAGGGACCGCTGACTGTCCGACAGCTTGGAGACGCCTTCATGGCTGACGGTCGCAAACGCCAGCGGATGCATGGCCCACTGTTCCAACTCAAGAAGGCCAAGCTCATTAAGCAGACCAAAGACGGCCTTGCACTCACAGGTGTCGCATGAAACTGTACAAGACTTACAGCTTCCGAGACAAAGACCCTGTAATCGACCTCTTGCGAACAGCGATCAAGGACCGTGGAGTCAAGTACAGCCACATCGAGGCTGAGTCAGGTGTGACCGCCACCACGCTTTACAACTGGTTCTCCGGCACTACCAAGCGCCCGCAGTTCGCGACAGTCAAGGCCGTCGCTCGCTCAATCGGTTACGACTTCCAGCTCACGAAGAGACACTTCAATCAGCAACACAAACTCAAGCTTGTGAAAGGAGGAAGGAAATGAAAGGGATCTTGATCGACCCTCGCTCGAAGCGAATCGAGGAAATCGAACTCAAAAACGACAAGAATATCAGCACGATCATCGAGTGCAGCTTCATCGAGGGCGTTCGAGTCAACGACCACTTGATGATGTATCTCGATGACGTGGGAGCACTTCCCCCGAATATGGGAGGCCCGAAAGACCAGTGTTTCTTCTGCTTCATACGAGAGGGTTATCAAAAGTCTGAGTTCGGTGGGCCTGCGTTGGTCCTCGGCTACGGTCGAGACGGCCGCTCTTACAGTGTTCGTGCGGGCGATCTCAAGTTCATAACAGAGATGACTGTTTGGCTTGACATCCATCCAGTTGACATCGGCCGCTCTGAAGGCTGGGTCAATCATCCAGTCTTCGGCCGGATGCAACAGCTGGTTCAAAAGGTCATCTTCGCAAAGGGTAAGGCCCCAAAAGAGAAGGCTTGACAGCAAACTAAGTTCATGATATAATTGTTTTTCTCAGAAGAGGAGCGCGTTATGAGACAATACACTGCGATAGTTGCAGAGGAGATCGGTTGCCCAGAGTGGATCGAAAAGTCTCTGAGAGGAGAGTCCACTCCTTATTGCAATCGAGACGACAAAGACGAAGTTTGTTACTGCCAAGCTGCGGCGTGGCGGATCATCAAGCTTCACGACACCGAGATCATGGAGAAGGTCAGGAAGGTGATGCTGTGATCTACTTCAACAACCTACAGCACGCGATCAGGTATGGCTACTCAACAGCGCCGACTTGCATCGCCTTCAGGAAGACCAAGGGGTGGTTCGTCTACAGTCCTTTCGACGGCTGCCCCAAGGACGCGACGCCAGAACTCTTCTTGGCGAAGCAAGGCCACCTTCCCATCCCTCTCTCAGTTGAGGGCGGGGAAGCTCTTTTGTCTCTCCTTTTTTCACTCTTATCAGACGGAGTTAATGATGAAGCATCCACCAACTGAAGAACAACAGGCGATCGTCGATGCAGCGTTGTCCAGCAAAGACAACCTGCTCATCAACGCACTTGCTGGTGCGGCCAAGACCACTACACTCGAGTTGCTTTGTGAGAAGATGCCGGTCCAGCCGATCCTCAGCATCGCCTTCAACAAGCGGATTGCCGAAGAGATGGCGAAGAAGCTTCCAGGGCATGTTAAGTGCTCGACGATCAATGCGCTTGGTCATCGAGTCTGGAGTGAAGCGACAGGCCGTCGACTCACGCTTGATGCGAAGAAGAACTCGACTGTCTTCCGTTCAGTACTTGATAACATGCCTCGCGGAGTCAAGTCCAAGTACAGTGACAGCTTCGAAGAGGTGATGAAGATCGTTCGCTCCGCGAAAGTCGCTGGCTACATCCCTGACAAGGCCTTTCCGAACGCCAAGCACTTAATCAGCGGTGAGGACTTCTTCAACTCACTCGAAGACATCCCCGAAGAAGAGCATTGCAACTTGGCGGATGAGATCTTAGTCAAGTCCATCAACCTCGCTTACAACGGGATGATCGACTTCGACGACCAGATTTACATGCCCACCTTGTTCGGCGGAAGCTTTCCTAAGTTCCCAATCGTGATGGGAGATGAGACTCAGGATTGGTCTCCGCTCAATCACGAAATGCTTTCGAAGCTTACGACGACGAGCCGCTTCATGGGAGTCGGTGATCCTTGGCAAAGCATCTACGCTTTCCGAGGCGCGATGACTGGTGGGATGGCCTCACTCAAAGAGCGCTTTTCGTGCAAGGAGATGACGCTTTCCATCTCATTCCGCTGCCCTCAGTCAATCATCCGCAGAGCGCATACCAGAGTGCCTCACATGAGATGGCCGACTTGGGCTGTTGAGGGTGCGGTGAACGAGCGCGGAGAGTGGGACATCGACAAGATTGAAGATGGGGCGACGGTCATCTGTCGAAACAATGCTCCACTTTTCAAGGCCACACTTGACTTACTTAAGAACGGCCGTGGAGCAAAGCTTGTTGGTGCCGAGGTCGGCCCAGGTCTCATCAAGATTCTTAAGAAGATGGGACCGGAGTCAATGACTTCAGCAATGGTCCTCGACGCGATTGATAAGTGGGAAACCGAGGCGCTTAAGAAGACTCGGAACCCCGGAGCGGTCGCAGACAAGCGTGAGTGTCTTGAAGTGTTCGCGGTTGCTGGACCAAACCTTGGTGCGGCGATTGCTTACGCCGAGCACGTCTTGTTCAAGTCCGAAGGAACGATCACACTGATCAGCGGCCACAAGAGCAAGGGTCATGAGTGGGATAACGTCTTCCACCTTGATCCCTGGAGAATACCTTCCAAGTGGTCAACGCCTGGTACTGAGTCTTACGAGCAAGAACTGAACGTCCGCTACGTGATCGAGACACGGGCGAAACAGACGTTAAACCTCATCTCGATGGAGCCGTCGCATGGATAGCTTGACTGCACTGCAGGTGGAGACGAAGAACGAGTTCGTCTCTCAGCTTAAGAAAGAGGCGGATCGGATCTCGAACGATTTGATCCTGATCAACAACTTGATCGGGGCGCTTAACGACAAGATCACTGGATACAACAGTATCCTAAGTGAGGTCCATGTCTTCCGCAACGACGTAGCTAAAGAGATCGCCGACAACAGCGGAGAGGAAGATGAGGTGAAGGCCGCTTGGGCTGACGAGTGGGACCAAGGGTATGCTGAAGAGATCGACGACATTCCTGAAGTCGAAGTCGAAAAGCTGACCCATGCCGACGAACTCGACAACCTGCCGCAGGAGCCCTAATGGTTAAGCGGGTCATCAATGGCCTGCTCTTCGAAGCCCTCTCCCCCTCAGTCTTTCACTTAAGATTGAGTGGGGAGGGGAGCGATCCCATAATACTGCGATTTGGTGGGGTCGTCTGGAGTGCAGGCTTTTCGGATACAGAGAAGGATGTTTTCCTCTCGAGAGAAGAAGCGACGACATGGCTCCGAAAAGTGATTGAGCAAACGGAGCTTAAATACAGAACCACCTTTAGCTGCATAGTGGAGAGAAAATGACTGAAGAAGAACAGATTGCTGCGAAGATGGAACAGCTGGCGCATGAGCTTGTTAACAACAAGCCCTCGACTCAGGCGGTCGCCGTCGCTGATCAGATAATCCACCGAACTTCAGCCGCCTTAGCTGACGTTCACGCTCACGCCATGTCTCGTATCACCTCGATGCGGGAGCAGCTGGATGAGCTTGAGAGGACGATTGTGCTTTCTCGAGAGCAAGCTGAAGAGCACATGCAACACTTCATGAAGCTTGTAACGGAAGGAGAGGAAAGCATCCGCTCGATGGAACTGGCTATTGCCAGGATTGGCGACCACCTGACGAAAAAAATGTGAAGAACTGTGAAATAACGGTTGACAAACCATATCAGGTGTGGTTCAATGGTATCGTTCACTCGGTATGGCTACATAAACGATTTATCCATACCTCACTAAAACTCGCAAACAAGGGAGATTCCAATGCGAGAGTCAATCACGATCCAAGGCCTCGACTTTGCTGTCCACTCTCCATACGAAGCCGGTCATCAGCTGACCGCCGACGAAGCGGGAGTTCTTAACCAGACCTTCCACGAGAACCTTCGCAACAACTTCGCTTCCACTGTGAAGGACTACAAAGCCGAGCACGGCGACGATCTCCCCGAAGCAGCACTGACCAAGCTTCAGGAAGAGTTCGACGAGTATGCGAAAGACTACAAGTTCGGCGTTCGCCGTGGCGGAACTCGTGCCCCGGCAGATCCGATCGAGGCAGAGGCCTTCCGTATGGCTAAAGACTCGATCCGCGCCAAGCTGAAGGAGATGCAGAGGAAGGCCGACGCCAGCGACATTGCTGACGCCGCCGTTCGCTTGCTCGCCTCAGACAAGGGCAACGCCTACCGCACTGCCGCTACCCGCCGGGTTCAGGAGGCCCAGAAGATCGCCCAGGAGTCACTGGCCGACGTTCTGGACAACCTGTCCGCGCCGACTGAAGAGAAGGCGGCTTGATCGCCCTTCTTTATAACGCCTTGCATAGCCCGTTCGGGATTGTCTTTCAAACAGACGACCCTGGACGGGCGAAGGCTCGGTTTTACTCGACTCGGGCCAAGCTAGCCGATCCCAAGTTGGATTGTCTAAGCTTGGTTTCGAGTCCTCTTGATCCATCTCAGCTTTGGATCGTCAAGAAAGGCGCAGAAGATGAAGCGACGTGAGGACTTTCCCTTAATGAAGGTCACCTTAAACCTTTATGATGGGGACTTTCAACAGCTCCAGTCCCTCTACCCACGACTCGGCGCTTCGAAAGTGATCCGCGTTCTCGTCCATTCACACTTAAAAGACATTCACTCGAAAGCAACAACCCGCATCAAAGAAGAGGAAGCAGCATGACCGACATCAGCGAACTCTTTTCTCGTGATCCTGAGTCACTCACCGATCAAGATCTCGACGCAATCGTGAAGCACCTTCAATCCCTTCGAGCACAATTTATGCTTGGCGCAAAGACAGCTGGAACCATGAAGAAGAAAGCAACCAAAGAGAAAGTAACAAACATCAACTTGGATGAGCTTGGTCTATGAAAGCAATCATTCTCGTTCACTCAGACAGAGCAAAGTACTTGCTGTTTGTCAAGCCGATCAGCTTCGACACACAAGCCTGGGCCAATGAACACAGAGCATCATTGAAATTGCTCCAAGTCGTTCGTGTAATCGAGGAGGTAGCATGAACAAACCAGAAGCCTTTTTCACAGGAACACAAGTCCAGCAAACATGGGACTCGACATCCCTCGGCTGGCTCAAGGAATGCCCCCGCAAATACTACTACTGCATGATCGAGGGCTGGAACAGCAAGCACAAAAGCTATCACTTGATCTTCGGCTCTTACTACCACAAATCACTTGAACTCTACGACTTGGAAAGAGCGAAGGGCGCTGATCACACAGTCGCCCTCCGCGACACTCTCCGATGGCTGATGAAGATTACTTGGGAGTGGGAAAGTGACGACACCGCGAAGAACCGAGAGACCCTCGTTCGCTCTGTTGTTTGGTATCTTGACCACTTTCAAGCGGACACAGCGCAGACGATGATCTTGAGTGATGGCCTCCCAGCCGTCGAACTGACCTTCCACTTTGAGCTAACGAAGGAGATCACCCTTGCCGGACACCTCGACAGACTTGTCACATTTCTTGACGCTCCGTATATTATGGACAGAAAAACAACCGGAGCCACACTCGGATCAAACTACTTCGATCGGTTTGAGCCAGACAATCAAATGTCCCTTTACACACTTGCAGGACGGATTGCGTATGATACTCCCGTCCGAGGTGTTATCATTGATGCCGCTCAGATCGCCGTCGGATTCACTCGTTTTGATCGAGCTATCACATATCGTACAGATGATCAGCTCAAAGAGTGGACACGAGACACCATCTCCTGGATTGAGCGATCCTACGGATATGTCGAGAAAAACTACTGGCCTATGAACGACAAGGCCTGTATGCTGTGCAACTACAAGCGGATCTGTAGTAAAGACCCAAGCGTTCGTGAGACCTTCTTGAACAGCGACTTCGAGAAGAGGAGATGGAACCCAAGTGAGGGGGCTAAGAATGCTTAGGCCTCCTAATGAGAGGCCACCATATGAGATGGCTATGAAAGAACACGCTTGGCTTCTACGAGCGGAAGGGCTGTCGTTAAGAGCAATTGCCGGCCGCTGTGGTGGGAGTGAGACAGCAGCAATGAACAGAATACGAACTTTCGGTCGTCGAGTACGAATAGCAATGATATACATAAAGAGAGGAAAATATGCCCAGCCTTGACAAGCACGTCAGCACAACAACAACCAAGCTCTTAATGATTGGAGATTCCGGTGCAGGAAAAACCTCCTCTCTCGCTTCCCTCGTCGAAGCCGGATACAAGCTCCGCATCCTCGACTTCGACAACGGGCTCGACTCCCTTGTCTCACAAGTCCGTCGAAGATGCCCTGATAAGGCTCAGAATGTCTCGTTTGAAACACTCCGCGACCAGTACAAGGGTTCTGGCGCTGGGGTTGTGCTCGACGGAGCACCAAAAGCTTTTATCACAGCAATGCAGCTACTCGATAAGTGGGGAGAGTTGGGTAAACCGAGTCAGTGGCCGACCGATACGGTTCTCGTCATTGACTCTCTTACTTTCTTTTCTCAAGCAGCCTTCAACTACGCCCACTTCCTCAACCCCGGAGCAAAAGATAAGCGAGCCATCTTCTACTCCGCTCAAGAGTCCATCGAGCACACCTTAGCCATGTTGACGGCTGAGTCATTCAAGCCCAACGTAATCGTCATTGCTCACATGACCTTTCTCAATCGGCCAGACGGCACGACGAAAGGCTTTCCGATCGCAGTAGGTCAGGCGCTCTCCCCCAAGATCGCACCTTACTTCAACTCGGTTGCCTTAGTCGAGTCGTCTGGCTCCGGACAGTCCATCAAGCGTTCGATGAGGACTGTCTCCACCCCCTTGATCGACCTGAAGAACCCGGCCTCGTTCGAGTTGGCTGAGACGCTTCCGATCGACCAAGCCCTGGTCACGTTCTTCCGAACCGTCCAGGGTGCTTCCAACGTAGTGAAACTTGCAAAATAGAGGATCAACAAATGACAGACTTTCAAGACATCTTGAACAAGCCTATGAGTGAGATTGATCGACCGAAGCCTTATCCAGTCGGCAGCTACGTCGCACTTGTTGAGGGCCTTCCGAAGTTCGAGAAGGTGGGAGAGAATCAGACTCAATGCGTGGACTTTACTCTCCGCTTTTTGAGTGAGAGAGAAGATGTGGATAAGCTGGCCTTGATGGAGGCCGGTGGGATCAACGGCAAGTCAATCCGTCACAGAGTGTTCTTGACTGAGGACTCGCTGTGGAGGGCCAAGAAGTTCTTGGTCGATGATCTCGGGATCGACGATGAAGGCGGGGCGAAGCGGTTGTCTCAGCTCATTAACGAGGCACCAGGCCGTCAAGTCATCATCACTATCCGTCACCGCCCCGCAAAGGACGGCTCGGTTGTTTACAGCGAAATTAGTCAGACCGCCAAGGTTTGATTAGTAGGAGGTGGGGGCTCACCAGCCCCTGCCTCTTTTTCCCACCCAGAGGAGACTAAGCCTATGCGAAAGCTTTTGCTGGCTACTACAGTGTTTTGCGCCTTAGTCAGCGGCGCACAAGCTACTACAGTAAACCTCGGCCTTGATCCGACTCCTTGGATCACGGACGGAGCAGCTAATCTAACGATCACTCCAACCGCTCCTGGTCAGCAAGTCACCAACTTGCCTTGCATCATCTGCGGTGCAACTCAGCCGCAGCAACCTTCCGGCTTCGGCTACAACGACTTCCACAACAACGGAGCACAAAATACCGTCAGCTACTTTTCGACGGCTGTTGTCCCAGGAGGTGGTGGGTCTGGCCTCGCTCTCGACCAGTTTGCCGGGACTACCGGCTACACCCTCGGCCTCAACTCTCCACTGCTCGCAGCTATCGGCGGCTTTAATGGCTTCAGTATCGGAGTGGACAGCAACCAGAATGGCGGCGATGCTCAGATTCTGGAGAGTTTTTGGTTCCTTAACCTCTCCACCCACACAGTTCTCGCGGTGTTCAGACCACCGGGAGGGTACGACATCACTCCACTGAACAACGGGACTGGCTTTCCTGACTACACGATCAATGGACTCTCTTTGGCTGGCGTCAGTGCTGGGGATCAGGTTATGTTCTTCGCGCGTATCACCAATGCTAATGATGGACCTGATAGCTTCTTCCTCATCCCGCAAGTGGCGGCAGTTCCACTTCCTGCTGTCGGCTCGGGGTTTCCTCTGCTGATCGCAGGTATCGGCGGTCTTGTAGCGTTGCATCGTAGGCGTAAAGC